CTCAAGACTTTTGAGGTCCTGCAGAAGGAGCACAAGCCTGTGCCGATTCTGATTGACGGTAACGAGATTTCCCATGAGGAGCATCTCGCTCATTGCGTGATAAGGTATGTGGATCAACTTCGTCTGCCAAAGTATCCCACAGCCTCTCGTGCTCAGCTCCCTAGCTGTCACGCTCACGCCAGCACATCACGTGGACAAGGCGGCGCTCGCGCCTTCGTCGCCCAATTCGAGCCCGTTCACGACAGCTTCGTCGAAGCCGTAATCGAATCGTTCAACATCACCCATGGAAGGGTGAACCGAGTTGATGATTACGAGTTCGTGGCGGTCTCTGTGAGGCCCGAATCCAAGTATGGCACTCCCATACCCCGGATCCTTTCGGGTTCCTTCGCTGAGTCGATCACTAGCCACTGTTCCTGTGGCTCCTGTGGTCCGAATCTCATCGATCTCTCGTCGGAGCTGACAGATGTGGCAATGGTGCCACTCTCAGCGTTTCGACCACAGTGCGAAAGCGATATTCGCGCCTGTCTAAGAGAGACACACCCTTTCCATGCCAGCCTGGTGGGCCGGCTCGGAATCAATACCAATGAGTCCATCGGCGCACAGCGTGCTGCCTTTGGACCGATCATTGAGGCCCGACAACGTTGGTCGGCCCGTGATCTCCTCCGAAATGTTCCTTACTATACGCATATCAGCCAGCGTACGGCAAAGATCATTGGTCTCGCCGAACCTCTCAAGGTTCGCCCCATTTCCGCAGGGCCCGAAATCGACTACTACCGACTGAAACACGTTCAGAAGTGGTTGCACTCGGCTCTCCGGAAGAAGGACCAATTTCGGCTCATTGGACAGCCCCTCACACTTGAGGACATGAATCGGACGTTTAAAGAACCCCTCAAGCCGGGTCAGTTCTACGTCTCTGGCGACTATCAGTCGGCCACCGATCTCCTGTCATCATACCTCTCCAACGTCTGTGCACGTACAATCGCTGATTGTACCGGAATGGATGAGGTTACTGAGGAACTCTTCGTTGACTGTCTGGTGAACCACCAGTTACAGTTGGGCAAGAAGACCGCCCCCCAGAAGAATGGACAATTGATGGGCTCCCCCGTGAGCTTCCCTGTCCTCTGCATTGTCAATGCAGCTCTCTCTCACTATGCACGTGAGCTTTCTTCTGGACATACACTTTCGATCGACAGCTACCCGCTGCTCATCAATGGCGATGATATTGGCTTCATCGCTGATGAGAATTTCTACAACATCTGGACTAAGATCACCGCGCTGGGCGGCCTGAACTTCAGTGTTGGAAAGAATTTCGTATCGGAAAAGTTCATGGCTCTGAACTCCTGTATGTTTGAACGGGCAGCA